GTTGCCCAAGGAGCGTCAGGATTGTGTCCAGCGTTTAGATCATTACCACTATTAGAAACATAATATGCAGACTCACTATATTCTGTAATTGCAACCGAGTCCGTATATACGGTTAGTTCATCGAGTAAAAGATTCGTTCCATAAGCAGCATAGTACCTTAATCTATTTGATTTAAGTGTGCTATTCCCTGTAGTTACTTCGCACTCTACAATACCCGGCTTTGTGGATGTTTCGCTTATCCACATTCTCCCTATGGCATCAGAGCCACTTCCTTTAATATATTCTATCCACACAAAATATTCTGTATCATCAGACAATACTGTTGCTCCGTAATTTGTTTGGCCTCCACAAGCAAGGAGTATCCTCCCTGTAGTATATAGTCTCAAGTCAAGTAATGTAGTTGATACATTCTGTAACTGAAACATCGGATTGATGTTTGAAGAGGGAGATGCATCATTAAGAAACATCCTGAAAAAGATTCTGGTAGTATCACCATGAAAAGGAAAATATCTGTAACTATTTGCACCATCAGGTATATACAAGGAATGAGTTCCCTGTAATATAGGTGTGGTATAATCTTCATCTACTGCTCCTGATTCTGTCCAATTTGCCCATTCATCATAACCTACTCCATCAAAATCATTACGCATGATTGTATTGTTAGACCAGGAATCAGCGATATTACAATTATTAAGATAAGTCCAGAATATATCATATACCTCACCCTGTTCTATTTCAGTAAGCGAATCTCCTATCCACGCCAGAGCAATTATGTCTGAGTTTTGATTCAGCCCTGTTGATGCATTGCGGAAAAAGTGCATCGAACCATCATTATGACTACTTGGTCCCGGTTTATCCACATCTGAATCTTGAATCATCCCATTGTAATACTGCTGCATACTTAAAGTATCTGATCTATTTACAGACCAATACCCTATATATCTTCCTCCTGTTGAACTTTCAGTATAAAGAGAATTGATATTTGAATACTTCCCTTGAAAGCCATCTGTACGAACTATAAGTCCATAAGCAGGATTAGCTGGTGTTCCTCCACTGGAATTTCCAAATAGAAATGTATGATCTTCCTTTTCATTGGTAATAACATAGGCAGATATTGAACCGCTAAGCCTATTAAAATATGTTGAATCATTATAATGAGGATTAAATAGTGCATCTACATAACCACTTGATCCAGCATTACCTTTAAATCCTGAATCAGCATGGAAGGTTACATTACTGGCAACAGAAATTGAATCAAGTCTTTTCCAATCAAATAATGCTGTTGCCGAATCTCCCTGATTATATACCCATAGTCCAGACATCCTATCAAGATAACCGGAAGCATCAAGAGAATTAATCATATTTTCCTGATATGTTCTTTTAGGCTCAGTTGGTTTTACAGGAAAGGCATTATAAATCCTCTCATATGGAGTAAGAGTCCTTCCAGTAAGAGGATAGATCGTTTCCAGAACTACATTTCTAACCACAGGTTGAACTACCTGACTAAATGCCAGTTGTGGCAACAACAATAATATGAACAGTAGTTTTCTCATTACCAGTCAAATCCAAAGGTTGTATTCCCACTTGAATAATCTGCATCTTTTACTCCAGCTCGCCATAGAACACCATCACCACTATCGCCAATCACTACCCTTGTGACAGTCGTGTATGTAGCATAATCGCTCCAGTCAGCATCACCTGTACATTTAAACTGAAGTGTAACTATGGATCCGGTGCCTCTGTAAGAAAAATAAACATCTTTGACATTGTTCCTGGATGTTTCTCTTTTGACATTTACCGAAGCTGTCCAAAATCCAGCCGCAGCAGGATCAGTGTCAACAAAAGCATAAGCATGACCAGAACTTGTATTCTGGCGATTTGCTGCCATAGAAAGTAATCCTACAGCTGCGATGCATAGTAAAATAATTATTTTTTTCATGATTTCTGATTTATATTTGTTTATAAAGATGTTTTAAATCAATGCCCGCCAAGTTAAAGAAATCTTCCATTGTAAAGTTAGGACAAGTTTTGCTGGAAAACATATAGTGTCCTGCAATCTTATCTCCTGGATGATCTTTTAGAAACTGATTAATATAGCCAACCATGGCAGTAAATTGTGCATCAGTAAAGATCTCATGAAACTGGAAGAGCCTGGATTCGTTCTCTTCATTACGGCCACCTTCAAGTACAAAGTGCCGTGTCCAGCTATTTGTACCTGTTGCTCCCCAGGTCATTTCTTTCGGATCTACCCAGTCGTCTTGATTGTACGCAGTAAGGTTTTCGATGGTTCCGTTGCGTTTAATCATATCACTGTACCCGAGCCGGTCCCAACCTCTGCCATAAAGTTCCTGAATGGGACGCATGCCGAGATAGTGATGAGGGAGTGCCATGCGAGTAGGATAATTTACCCCTTTGTACCGAACTTCTCCGGTTTTCTTTCCCTGAGCGTCACGGAGATCCCGGGGGCCCATGTGCCACTGATCAAGGTGATCCTTGGTTAATACAAAATTCGGATTAGTATCCGCGCAATGCCCGCAAAGTGCTTTTAATTCTGCCATAATTATGTTGCTATTACAATTATTAATGCACAAGTAATACTGATGATAGCTCCAATGGCAAGACCCATTGCCCATCGTTTACTCAGCTTTACCATTTTTTTTATTTCCTCACTGGCTTCAGCCCTATTTTGAAATTTAAGAAGTTCAGCAACATTCTGATTAAGAATATCGACATTCCTTCCTTGGTTTATCTGGGAATCCCTGGTCTGCGTAATCATAACAACGATGCTATCTTTTCCATTGCCCTTGAATACCGCTTTATTTAATTCGCCAATTTCTCTGGACATATCTTTTATTTTTTGTTCTTGACTGCAAGGAATTGTCATGATATTATTCTTTGAAAGCACCAAGACTGGCGCGTTGTAAAATTAAACTCATTGCTTCTTCTGCTGTCATATCACCTTCATCAAGATTGAGCAGTTCAGCCCATACTGCTGCGGCTATCGCTGCTGGTGTCGCACCTCCTCCGGCTGCTATAGCAAAAGCATCTGCCGGTACTGTATCCCTGACATTAACTGTATAAGCTCCAAGTGTCGTTCTCCATGGATCCCCTCCACCATCAACAAGCAAATAAGCGTTCTGTAGATATAATGTGTGGTCAGCTTCATATGGTCTAATTGTCCATCCATATTTGAAAAAGTAAAAAGGACTGATCTTGTCAGGCGGTTTAGTGATATTTCCTCCAACCGGTTCCAGTAATGGAAACTTGAGCTTATTAAGTGCTGCATTAGTTTTCCAATCTTCTTTCATATCACTGTAAATATCAACCTGCACATCCAGAGTAAGCACCCCGTCTGTAGGAGCAGTAGTAACATAAACTACTCTCAGATCAGTATCATAATCCAGATGCGCAGCCATTATTTATTCCTTCTGGCATAATCTTTTGTCAAAGCTGCTACCCTTGCCTCAACTTCTTCCTTTGTTGAATCAATAGGTATGGCAACTCTTTCCATCACATACTCCCATTCCTTTTCTACACTTACAAGTCTGTGGACAATCATATAAGGATTGGATCCATACAGATCCCAGGTTTCGGAAAATTTGGGCCATCCAGTAAATCCTTCCAGGCTTTCAACAAATTCTCTGAATCCCTTTGGAGCCTTGGCAGTTTTCTCTGGATTAACTCCTGAATTTATTTGAGGATCCTGTTCATGTACTACAAGTTTCCTGAAATGATAACACCAGTACCTTGCCATCTTTTTACACATCCGATCATAAAGACCAATTTTTTTCAGGTGCTTACCATCATAGAATCCGTCAAGCAGATCTCCATTGTATTTCTTGAGAACATCAGGACTTATACCTGATTCGTTTTTAGACTTACTCATAACTTAATTATTTTATGGATTTAGATAAGTTCTTTCATCGGGAGCGTTGACCGGAAATGATAATCCTGCAGCTCGGGTAATGGTAAATTCTGCAAAGACAACTTCCGAATCATTCAGTCCTTGAGCAGTTACAACTACCGGAGCATCCTCCCCAAAAGTACGACCACCCTGAACATTGCCGTCATAATCAAAGGTGAATGGCTCATTAGTTTGAGTAACCTGCCCTTGGATGTCTGCTACTGCACTATCTTCAACAATGATCGCACTATCAGTATCGTAAGGCTGTTCCTTTAAGGTTACAGCTTCTCCGGTTACATCATCTGTCTGAGAAACCCCAAGAGCATCAGTGTATGGTACAACAGTTGCAGTAGGTGATCCAGTTGCTACCTTAACACCATTGTTTTCAGGGTTAGTTGTAAATCCAGATAGGATGAAATATTCCCCAACAGATAAAGTCATTCCTGTACCGTTAAGTACAGCATTCGCACCAGCTGATCCTGATATAGTAAAGTCGGTCTGAGCTGTTTGTATAGCAATATACTGGAAGTACATCGTATAGAGAGTATCAGCATTTGTCTCATCAACCAGGTTTTGAGAAAATACTATATTCCCTGCTGAAGTAAATGGGTGATTTATCTCATTGGATTCAAGAGGAACATCCTCGGCATCCAATCCACCAGTATCTACTTTAATATCATGGAGAGTGATGAAGTTCTTGATATTAGGATCGTAATCATCAAAATGTACTCCCGGCCATGAATGAAGTTGATCTCCTACATAGTAACAAAGTCTTACAGCAACCTCACCATTGACCGTTCCGTATCCTTCAACTTCACTATCATCATTAATGTCTGATGCTTTACGGAGTCTCTGCTGACAAAATTTATAGATCTCATCCCTGTTTGGCTGTGTTCCACTAACACCATCAAGAATGGATCTGTTGAAAGCATAATAGGTCGTACCAATAAGACGCTCTCCTGGATATGCTTCCCATACAGACGTTCCTCCAAAAGCAGCCCAACCACCACCAGGAGTAGTCACCGTACCGCCTGTAGTACATCTTGCCCACCTGCCTGTACCATCCTGAACAACATCGTCCTGAACGTAGGTCGTAGCCGTAGCTGTAACAAAAAGCTGACCGACATAATACTGCAATTCCATATTCTGATATGGATCCACCGCAGTATCAATGAACGCTTCTGTTGTACCAGTATTCTTAGTATCATTTGCATTGGCAAGAGGAAGTCGATATGCGATATATGTCAAGGCAGTAAATCCCTGCTCTACGATAAGATTATAATCAGCATAAAGTCTCTGCCATACTCTCAAGAATACTTTCATGAAACCAGTATAATCAGGAGTACCTCCTGCACCTACAATCTCAACTGCTTCGTTAAGAAGACCTGTTTTATCAAAATCAGTTAAAGCCTGGTCGAAACCTTCTATCTGCTGATAACCTGCTTGCTGAGTAGTATCATACTGGCTACCAAGTGAGATCAGGCAAGCCTTTTCACTTCCATCAATCTCCTGCCATCCAGCATCCCGAAACAGGTCCCTGGTTTGTTGATTAGCCGGTTGCCATCCAAACTGCCAGATAAACTTAGCTTCATAGATAGCTTTCAGTGGAAATTTAAACTTATTAAGAGTTGCATTGGTTTTCCATTCTTCTTTAAGAAATGAATAAACACATTGCTTTGTAACCCCAGATGTTGCTCCAGGACTATCATCATCGACATCACCAACTAAGGTGACTTCAATGGTTTTAGCATCGGTCTGAATTTCAATTTCTTCAGTACTCGCTGAACCATCAACGATCAATGCTAACACATCGGGGTCTACTACTTTTGCCATTTCTGTATTGTTTAAGTTGGATTAAAATAATTTACATCTGGTATTTGTGCTATTGGAATACTTGCGTCTGAACTACTCAAGGTAACTCCCAATAACGGGTCAAAATAATAATCATATTTGTGAACATAAATATCAACATCTACATCTGCTCCAGCAGTATAAGCATATCCTGAGATCCCGCTTGCGGGTACATTTTCAAGATGGAAAACTTCTATATCATCATTCTCATCATAGAGTTCCCAATTAAGAGTCCCGGCTGTTGCAGTCATATCTTTATCCAGATATAAAGTTGTTGCATTGTTTCCGTAGCAATAATATCTTCCGGCATCTGCGCCTGAAGTAATATATAATAGATGTCCTTTATAGGCATCGGTGGCCCAGGAATTAGTTGTTACAAAGTTTCTGGAACCGACTGTTGTAGATCCATCAGATCCGGTATCAACTGCAGCACCTCTTTTCATGTAGGTTACCTCTGAATTTTCAATCATTCCTGTCAGGTTATGTGTGACAGGATCGCTAACAATCGTTACAGTATCTCCTGCCCGTACTTTCTTGTATTTTATATCTCCAGTACAACCAACAGTATTTATTACCCAATCAATATCACTCCCTGAGTCTGGAAAATATAAAGCCGAAGAATTCTGTCCATCCGCAACATTAAATCCTGAGAAATCTATTCCTCTTAATGTGTATTCAACAGTAGTATTGTCTGTAAAGGATATTGCATGATGAGCAGTTGCACCTATGGAAAATTCCATTCCATCAAGTTTACCGTCTGTATCAGTAGATACGTTCCATAACAGAGCATAAGTATCAGCAGCAACAGTAGGAGTAAGAATCTTAGAACCAAGTAAAGAGGCCCCACCAGCAGTTACACCGTTGGTACTAAGCCATTTTGTGCCATCAAATGTAGAACTTGATAACAATGTGGTAACATCAATGTCCTGAAATACACTATTAGTCCAGGTGATTGCTCCGTTGGCGGTAACATCAATGATGCCTCGGTTATTAGTGCCAAGTGCAACTAACCCTACGTTATCCCATACAACATCATTACTTGCATGAGCAAACAATATTTGAGTGAAGTCGGTGGCTGTCCATTCAGTGTCGATAATAACAATAGTTCGGTTGCTATCACGAGAGTAAACCGCAGTCGTAGCAGTACCCCAATAAATGAGTCCTTGAAGTGCAGCACCAGCATCGGTTGGCTGGCAAATACCCCACATACGAGTAGTAGCAGCATCGTAAGCTGATACCGAATTCCAAGAAGCAGGAGTACCAGAGTCACCAGCGGTAACTTCAATTTGCCTGCCATGTCGCATAGCATCAATTTTCATGGGGTAGCCTTTACCAGCACCGGTACTTGGAACATTCCACCTTCCTCCGAACTGTGACCATGGTGCTGATGGAGATCCAACCTGAGCTGATTGTGACTTAACAGGGTTAGCTGGATCTACGGGTACGCAAATCCAACCACCATAAGCATAATCATCTGAGCCACGAATATAATAAGCATTGTACGCAGTCGTAGCACTACCAATACAGACTTGCATACCACCGGCTGCTTTTGCTGCTAAAGTAGCTACAACGTCACATTTAATCCAGACAAAAACTGCATCACCAGAATTAACAGTTTCAGTGGAAGGATATAAGCCACCCTCAATACCTGATGAGAACGGGTCATGCGACCAGCACGAGTTACCCTGAATGAAGTCATCGGTTTCAGGATCGGTTTGTCGTCCACCGCCTATCAAGAACCAAGCAGTTCCACCACCATCAAGGAAGATGTCATTCAAATCTGTTGCGTATGCTGGTGCTGCCATATTATAAATTCTTCATTTGTCTGTCCCATTTGCTCATAAGAGGATTCTCCTGTTCCCGATCTTCCATATAATTAATCAATCTACCGTGAGCTCCCTTTTTTGTCATCTTTGTAAACAAATCATTTTTCCATTCTTCCTTAAATTCTCTCCACCAATCCTTAAACCTCTCCCTTGAAATTGTATTATTAAATATCACTGTACCGTCTAAATAGACGATTGCTTTTTTTCTATGTTTAAAGACTCTGACATGATGTGATCCTACCGCATAATTGGTCTTTCTGTTGATCCTTGCTAATCGCGCAAACAGTTTTATTCTCATCATGCCACTGTCAGTGCAGGCTTATTTGTTATTGCTCCTATGCCATTCCGGGTGTAAGCTGCCTGCGTTACTGTCTTTCCGGAATCCGTATGGCTCTTGGTCCAGCCATCATATGATCCAAAGGTCGCATTAAAATCTGTAGCCGTAAATGTCCCGAGCGAACCATCAGGCCATTTTAGCGTTGAGCTGGTCGTCCTGCCCACTCCGTCAATTGTCCGAACCAATAATTCTACAGCCTTACCTCCTGCCCAATGAATCAGTTCCTGATCCTCTACACTGAGATCTGCATATAGCTCAGTGAAGTTATCATTGATCTTCCCTCTGATAATATCTCCGCCTTCTCCATCATTTAATGTTTCCTGTGCCATTAGCTATCCCTCCATACTGCTGAGTCCTTCCATTTACCGCAATCATTCCAGACAGCCCGATTGAGTATCCACCATCCACCGGTCTGAAGTTTGCCATGGATAAGCCTACTCTCTGCACAAGTCATCTGCCGGTCATAAACAGCTAAGTCCGTTGTATCATCAAAAAAGTTCCCGAAGATCCTTCCTGTATAAGCATCGCTCAGGTAAGTATTGAATATATCAACATTCATTTCTGCATCGAGCCATTCGTAAGGATCCAGAGGATTGTATCCAGGAAGATCTCTGATCGTATCACCATTGGCATCGGTACCTCCCCAGATGGTAACATTGTCTTTGTTCATACATTGAAGAGCAAATCCAGCATCAACATCATCATCCGGATTTAAGTCATACTCATTCTCTACCGGCTCCTCAGCATCGTAATCGCCAATAAGGTCATAGATCCTCAGAACATCCCGGGGACGCAGGAACCGTAACAGATTAACCTTAAAAGGTAGTCCTGTCAGACTCCAGAACGGTATTCCTATTCCTATCCCTCTTGATCTTGGCATTAGTATAAAGCTAAAACTCCGTCTATATCCACATCGGATCCGGATTCGATTATTTCATCACAAACAAAATTATGGTATCCTTCGGTAAGGTTTATCGCGAATGCCTGATCACGATTCATCTTGGTTCCTTTCAGAACAAGAGTATGGGCAATAGGAGTATAAATCCGGAATGCTTTTCCAGGTCTAAATAAACCATTGGTCCAGGCTATCTGTTGCCATTCAGCAGAATAATGGATAGCCTTACCACTATAATCGGTAGGATCCATAACTTAAAAGTTAAAAGAAAAGGGGCCCGAAGACCCCCTCTCAAATTATACTATTAAGTCAAGTTCCCGATAGCGGTATCAAGGTCATCCAAATCTCCACCAAGTTCGGAGTAGTCACAGTACAGAGTCACTTCTGTATCACCATGCTGACGTTCACCAGCCATGGCATCTTCATCCCCATCATTGATGGTAAAGACATACTTCCGGTAGGTCTTGGCAACGTCAAATGCATCGTCTGAGTTTGCAAGTTCATACTCCAGGAATCCGCGAACAACATCCTGGTTGCTGTGGTCATAGACCGGTGCAAGAGCAGCCATGACAGATCCGATACCCATTGCATAGGCTCCTGTCAGACCTACTTCAACTGCTGCTATGGAGAACCCTTGAGTAACTCCTACCCAGTTCAATCCAGCCCTGCCAATGCTACTGGTGAAATACCCAGATGCATCTTCGATGGCAAGTCCTGTACCATGAACGGTTGTAGCATTAGTTTGAGTAACAATACAGTTGGATGAAGTTGCAGCTGTAAGGGTAACTGCTGTTTCGAGCCAATCACCGATGGAACTGATGTCAAACAACCAGAGATCTCCTGCGGCATTATCACCAGCCATTGTACCTGATGTAATGACACTTTTCGCAATTCTGGCAGTTTCACTGGAAGTTGCCTGAGTTACAAGTTCTCCAGCAACATAGTTAGTAGATGCATCTCCAACAGATCCTCCAAGGGTGAAGGCAACATATGTCAACGTATAAGCCGTAGCGTTATTCGTTGCATAACCGTTAACCTTTCCCGCCAATGCCGTGTACACATTCAGCCGGTCTGTATCAGCGTTACCGCTGAGAGCAGCTGCAGTCGTGTAAGCATGGACAATAGGAAACCTTCGATGGCTTTCATACTTGTCATCGGGATTGCCAATTTCAAGCCGATACCTGGTTGCAGCAACAATAGTTTCTTTCACCTTATCGGATGCTGCATCAATAAGGGTGATCTGACTTACCTCAGCTACCGGATCAAAAGAATCGGTTCTGACAAGTTTTCCAATACGGAATGGTCCTAAAAGCAGTTCCTTAGCGGCATCTGTTTTCACAATCATCCACTCACCGTTGGATTCAATGAGATTCAATCTTGTAGCTTCTATCGCATTTAGAACTGCTACTACTGGTCTTTTTTTCATCGTAAATTAATTTTGCGGTGATATTACACCTGGTTTAAAAACAAGCCTTATGAGGCCATTATTTCTTTTCTTAGCTCGTTAGCCTTTGCCGTCTCACTTGCTGTCAACAGACAGTTGATGGCTGCTCTACGAGAAATTTCTTCATGTGTTGATGTATGCATATCCGTCTCTACATAATCGAAAACGACTAATCCTGAAGTGATGGTTAACTGTCCTGCCGTAACAATGATCTTATCACCGATCTTATAGGTAGTCCCATCATATACAGTTTCCTGAACTGCATATATAACATCATCCTCCGAAAAGGATTTATTGAGGTCATACTCAATGCCGTAATTTACAATAGCTGGATTTCTTAACCAGTAGAGTTCTGCTCCATCTGGTGTAACAGGATAGAATCCTTCAGTAAGACCAGTTGATTCATCAAAGATTAGTTTCCAGTAATGACCTGCCGGAAAAGTTTCATCCACTACAGCTTCCTGGTAATACACCTTTGGATTATGAGTCATTCTCACGCGCCTGAATGGATTCTTTGGATTGGTATTTATACGATCCTGAGTCATGGGATAAGCAGTAAGTACAGCTCCGGATACCATTTTGATTTTTAATGACAGCAAATGTCTGTATCCTACCGACTCTGGTATGAACAGATAATAACCTGCCCATTCATCCAGTAATTGAAGAACGAAAGACAAAGCATGATCATAAGGATAGTAGATCACCAGTTTGTGCAGTTCGTCACGTACACGCTGAGTACGCTGGAAGGTATCAGATTTACTCAGAGGATAATGCTTGTCATAAGCCTCAGTCACCCTGTTGTCAATGGCAGCATTGAGTGCATTATCTATATCTTCGGATTCGAACCGAGTGGATGATACTACATCCACCCAGAATCGAGCCCTTTCATGAAGTTGTACTATATTCATAGTATTTAATTAAAATCCTCCTCTACTGTTTCTTTGCTTTTAACAGTCTCATTAATAGTGTCAGATACAGACTTCACTACTTTATCCTTGTCACTGAGTTCTGTGACAATGGAATTCATGGTGCCTGAATCCTCACTGAGAAATTTGATTGCTTCATTCTCGCTGAGGCCAAGAGATATGCCTTTGAACAGAAATCCCCTGTCAGCTTCGCTTGAAATAATACCCAGAGCTTTTGCAGAATAGAAATGCTCGGCATAACTTCTTGCCCGGGAATCCCAACGTTTATTGAACTCCATTGGATGATTCCTTGCAGAAGCAAGCAGCCGGCCCCTAACAATCCTGTAGTTCGCATTTTCCATCAGGTCTTCCCCAAGATACCTGACAAAATGAACCATGGACTTAGGATCCTCAAGAAGCTTATCAACACGGTTGAAAGCAAGTTTGATTTGCTCTACCTCATTGATTTCGATTTTTGCCTCTTCGACAGGATCGTAGATCTTGTAATAAGGAGTGTCACTCTGCCAGGGAGACCCCTGGATCTCTGGATGAAATCTCACAGCAGCCCAGATCCTTGCATCATCACGTTTGTCCAGGTTAAGGGACAGATGATCGTGAAGCTGGATCTTCTGCCAGCGGATATTTCCGAAATCATCTTCAGCAATTGGAATACCATATAAAACACCTGTCTTTGGATCTTTCTGAAAGGTTGCCATCCTATTTGGAGATTTGTGCATGTCCTCACTGATAGGTTGGATCTCAACCCAAGGAGTCATTCCTGATCCTTTGCGTTCAGTCATAATCCTCTCAGCGACCTTATCAATGTCCATTACAGGATATTTGATTTTGGATCCCATTTGAACGACTGCGGAATTTTTGATCCACTCACGTTCAGCCATTGTAACTAATTCTTGTGCCATAATATTTAAAATAAAAATATGATTATTAATACAAAATAAAAAAAAAGTGGGGGGAATTCGAAGCTCCCCCCGAATGCTCTACGCGGTAGCGGAAGGACTCAAAATCCCGCAGGACTTTGTGTTGAATACTGCAAGCAGCGTTTCCTTCAGCATATGGAATGCCTTGGCATCAACCGGACTCATTGGGTTTCCTTCACCCGTCATACCGTTCTCCCAGTAATATACAATATTCCTGTTCACACCGGCACGACCCCTGGCGCGGATCTCGACGTTCTTACGCCCTTTGAAATCAACATCAAGGTCCATGAAGTAATACGTCATACTCATCCTGAGTTTTCCATTGGTCAGTTTGGCAGGGAATTTCTCCTCATCGTCCATCATTGGATTCTCGACGAAAACGATCTGCTCACCAGCAATGTTCAGTCTCTTGAAGTTGTAACCAACATAAGGCTCAGCTCCACCGGCCTGAGTTCCCTGGTTGACTACCTGAACGAGAGGATTGCCAGAAGTGAATCTGGATGCGGCTACAGCGTGAGCATTCTCCATGCCATCAGCGCCGGTAACAACGATCCAGGTGTTCCCGGAAATTCTGTTCTTCTTTTTCTTCAAGGTACGGATCATATCACCAAAGTCATCGTACTGAGCCGATCCATCAATCCCGGAGGCTTCAAGATCGTTAGCACCTTTGATTTGCTGTACCCAGCCATCGCCGGCAACAATATCCTGTCCGTACTCATCCTGCATGGAAGGACGCGGTAACAGATTACCGTATTGATCCCTCATGGATGATTCAGCCCACCAGAGGCGGTATTCATCTTCCAAAAGGAATTGGGCGCGAGTTTGAGCTTCCGCTTCATAAACAAAGCCTTTCGACTGGTTTACCTCGTACCATACAACTTCATTGGCATTCACATCACCAGACAAGGAGATTGACTTTCTCTGCTTGGTAGTGTGCTGGATGTACCGGTCCGGATAATGGAAGTTTCCATAACCTCTCCTGGAGCGTTCTCCATAAGTTGTGTATCCACCAAATACAGTCTTGCGACCAATCTGTGTACCAACCCAGGTTGCCCATGAAAAAGTTTTACCAGGATAACATTCGAAACGGTATAAGTATTTCCCATCCGATCCTGTTGGCCGGCTCATAACGCGAGCGTGCTCTCCATTACTGAAGACACAGTTCATGCCAATAGTCATATAGGAATCCTTGAGATATATCTGGAAAGTTCCGCCTTTCGATGTCGTTGCGGCAGTAACCGTACCAACGGCTGCTGTACCAACGATCTCGGAAGCCTTCTGGATACGACCCATGATCTTGTAGGACCATGCGTTTGAAGAAACCATTTCCCCATGAGGGATAGGCTTAATCTTAGTGGTAATTGTGTCACCACCTTTAGGAGTAATACCAGGAGCTGTGTAACGTGAGTCACGGGCACCTGATGTCAGCAAGGTCATCAAGTAGCGTTGTTCTGCATACATTATAACCCTGTCAATATTCTTGGTCGGATCGAGCAAATGATTTTGCACCAAATGGAATTCCTGCGCATCACCTTCGCTAACCTGACCCTGCGTGATCTTAATTTTCATTGTCTGACTGTTTTTAAAGATTATTACTAATCCTCAAATCCATCCAGTCAATCCCCCTATTCTTCAGCCTCCAGATCAAAAAGGTCATCAGTAAAGCCATCGAACTTTCCTTTATCCTTCGATTTCTCTTGTTGATGTCCCGTACTTTTCTGTTGGGCCCCTGCCTTCGTCTTGTGCAATGCACTCGTCGATTTATCAATGGCTGCGTTATGACCCTTCCGATTCTGTTCGGACGCTGTATTTGAATAACTCTCTGCAATCTTCTTTCCAAACTTGCCTAACATATAGGCTCTGAATTTGGAAGCTTCAGGTGACTTGTCTGTTAAATTGTCAAATTCTCCTGAGTCAATAGCTTGAACAATGTTCTGCTTTGCTTTTGGCGTAAGTTTCATTCCCATGAACTCGTCCTGAGAATTTACGTATGCCTTCAGGTTATTTAACTCTTTAGCATCCTGACCTTTTTGCTTTTCAGTTTGCTTCGAGACTATTTCCTCTCTGTTGCCAACGACATTCACGATCTCTTCATTGATCAGCCTCCTGGCATCGGCATCAATGGAATCAGCTTGATTCTTGACCTCCTTGGTGCTCCAGTTCTCAATCTCCTCTTCCGCCTGCTCTTTTGCCTTCTCTGGATCAATACCTTTGTTAATAAATTCGTTGGTCCGTATGTAAAGAACTTTTGCTTCGGGTTTCAACCCGATTACACCCTGCAATGATGATATGTTGTCGTTCTGGAAAAAATCCTCAATCTTTCCATCATTGGTTGTCAGGTGCTTTATTATCGCTTGTGCATCTGCCGGGTAATCCTCAATTTTAAATTCCTGCTTCGATGACTCAATTTTCTCTGCTAATTTCTGCTCAAATTCCTGCGGGGTATCCGATTCCAATTCAAGACCAAACTTCTCGGCCAGTGGCTTATAGCTAACGGTTTCTGCTTGCTGACCCTCTCCATCATCTTTGAATTCCTCACCGAAGAAATCAGGTTCGCCTTCGCCTTCTTTTTTGCTTTCAGCTCCCTTTCCATCTTCACCGCCTTCGCCGGATCCGTCACCTTCAGAAGATTCAGAACCTTCCTTTCCCTCAGCTCCTTCGCCGTCACCGTCTCCTTCTTTTCCCTCTCCCTCTTTTTTTTCGCCAGCCTCTCCTTCTCCAGCCTCTCCTCCATCGCCTTCATCATCGGATGATTCTCCAGTGCCTCCTGCATCGCCTTCGCCATCGCCGGACTCACTATCATCACCGGTCTTTCCATCTCCATCACCTTCCTTACCTTCACCTCCGTCGCCTTTTCCGTCACCATCGCCTTCACCCTCATTTCCTTCTCCTGATCCGTCCCCGGATCCCTCTCCGCCATCACCATCGCCGGTGTTGCCGAAATCAAAGTCGTCTTCTTCGTCAACGACTTGTCCCTGTGTTTTAACATCATCGTCCATAATAATAAAATTTGTATATAAAATAAAAAAAAATTATCCTTCAAAGGGACTCTGTACCTGAGCCTTCTGACTTTCAATATTGGACTTTGATATGCCATCCTGGAATGCCATAGTTGCCTTCATGGATCCCTTGAGCACTTCAACTTCCTTCTTTCCCTCTGTCCTGAGCACCTCCATGTCCTTGTCATGAAGCTGACCATCCTCACGATCTTCAGTAGCAATTTGCTGTTTACTCTGAACTTCCGATTGCTTAGCTTCCTGACCAGCCTTTATTTCCTGTTGCCGTATAGCAGCGAGTTCATCGTGTGCTTGATCCAGGATCTTAATTGCTTTTGCAAAGTTCGTCTCCATATAGAACTTTGCAACATCCTTGGTTCGTAGAGTTCCTGCGTTGATGTCAACCGAGAATAACTGCTCGATCTTATCAAGTGTATCTTTTTCTTTCTTGCCGTCAGTGACTGAAACTGCATAATTATGGAATATTAAGTTCTTTGTCGAAACGAGATATTGCATCTCCTCATCGGAAAGGACAAACTGGCGGGAATCCTCACCGTAGTAGACTTCGTTCAGTTTAGTCTTTTCGGCAAGTTTCATTAGTACCCTTTCGATATAATCCTTCATGAACCAGAACATATCATAGGTCATCGACCTGGATGCTTCAACATTATTTACATTAGTGGTTGCTGTGGCTGTTGCCTTTTCAAGTCCCTGACGGGATTCATTCATCCCGGTAATGCGATCCATGACTCTTTCAATATCCATTGCCTGATTCATCAGCACGACAATCGTTTGGCTCTGCCCAAGATTCAGGGCCCCTATACCGACTTTATTGCTTTCGATCTCTGAGGCAGACCGATTCCCTTCTGTTGCAGAGTTGAATCGTACAACACCATCCTCACTCACGCTATGAAGGATGTCAGTGAATTTCTTGTTCTTGGGCAGGAAAGCATCATCATAGATCAGGGTATCACCCCGAATCTTACGGATCTCCTTATTAATCATGAATCGAATATCATCGTAGATCCTTTCGAGTTCGTATATGATCTCCTGAATACTTACACGGTAGCCATTTACAGTAGTGAACAGCATACCCGTATAATCGAACTCAGCCCGGAATTTGCCGTTATCATTGAGGCGTTGGATAACGAAATCTTCTTTCTTAGCTTTGGTGTATATGTCGCGAGTAATACGAGCAGCCGTCCACACTATCTCCCTATAAAACTTTTCAACTTTATATTTGCCAGCTTTTATATCACGTTGGATCTTTGCCCTGTTTTTGTTGTAGTATTCTTCGCTAAGGATCCGTTTGTACGGAACGCTTGAACCTTCTGCCGGAGCAGTTTTTTTATAGACAGTTTCCAATCCTTTCCACTGAATAGAGTACACTGGGAATGCAGGATGACCATTGATCTTCTGGATATGACCGTCATAGTTCTCTCTTGAAAATTCCTCTCTGATTTCCTTTAGTCTGATTTTTTGGTCTGCATCAAGGTTGAACTCCGGATTGGTCAGGATCTCATGCATATACATAAACCGAACTTCACCCAGGTAAGGGGACCGGTCTAAGAATGGATCGAAAACTGATTCTTCATATAGAGCATATTTTGCCGGAATAAACCTATAAGTATCTATTCCGTCAGCATCCCTTTCGTTTTTCCCAAACACTTCGGCAGCGATAGTCATATCCACAAAGTTGCCATGAAACTGAGCCTTCAGCCTTTCATTCTCCAGTTTATCCTGGATGATAGTACCCATGATAATTTCATTCGCAAGTTTGAAGTTATTGACACTCCAGAAGCTTTTGTCTTTCCTGTCCGGAATTTTCACGCCTGAGTAGACATCGTAGCCTTGTGCCCTGAGTTGTTCCAGCCACGGCTTAGCTGCTGCCATGCCCAGAGCTTTTTTATACTTTGCCATTCTCTCATTCTGTGCATCACGATTGACACTACGGACAGTTGCTTTGATGGGGATCTGCAAGAATTCACCATGAAGCTGTTTGAGCTTGGAGCGCCCAAGGCGGTACTTCACATATTTGGTTTTGGACTTCTTGCCGGTGGTTTTTGTTATTGACTCAATCTCCTTTTCATCAACAACACCGTTATAGGCATTATATAGCTTTTCAAGCCTGGCTCTGTGTTCTCCGCGAGCCTCCCATTGCAGTACGGCATAATCAAGCATTTGAATCGTATCCTGATTTTCCTTGCCGCCAACTGCAAAGTTTTTGTCAGTTATATTAGGAAATGACATAACACCAATGTTTATCAAAAGTATGAAAAAAAATATGACAATAAAGAATTATCAGAGAGTATTTTTCATAAACTCCTCATCCTCCCTTCCAGGATCCTTACCTGGAACGCCCTTATCTTCCTTGTCAATTTCGTCATAACTGAAGCCTGGTCGCCAACCTCCTTCGCCCTCAAACTTCACGCCCTTCTTGATTTTCGCGGTTTCTTCCTCATGGGTTTTCTCTACCAGGATAGCGTTCCCATCTTCATCAAATTTCCACTCAGGATCTGCATAAGGATCATCCGCTTCATCCGGACGAGATCTCGGACTGGTACGCATATCCTCAATGCGCATCTTGGCATAAGCCAGAGCATCGACTGAATCCCAGTCAGTACCTATGTATTCTTCATCGTAGGCAAGCATGTCCCTGAGCATTTCAGGGAAGTTGTAAAACTGGATATAATCAACAATCATACTCTGCACCAATCCAAGGATCATCGGCTTGGAATAACCTGTCATCTTGGCACCGAACTTATGCTGTTGTTGGGATTTCTTTGACTCAAATGATTTTGGCCGCGGAGATAGATACATCCTGCCTTCATTCTTCTTGTAGTAATCGATCACGAAATCCTGCTCTGCATTAGCCATTGTGTTACGCATCAGTCCGTACCATACGGAGATCTTCAGGCAGTTCTCGTAAAACATTTCTTTTCGTGCCGGTCTTTGGTAGTAAAGGCAGATCGGATACTCTCCACGATGGATTCCTTCCTTTTCGAGATTAACCTTGTTTCCCTGACGTACAACAGCCATAGCTCCCAGAGAAGAACCGGTCTGAGTCTGGTCCTGGTTGTATCCATCAATACCGCCAACATCAAGATCGAGTATATCCTTTCGGGGATGCTGGTAAACCCATATGATGTGTCCTGGTGGATCGCCCTTCTTTGCCGGTCTGTGCTTTACTTCAAGTGGACTGGCCCTGCGTTTCACACCATCACGATCAACATTATAGACCCACTCCAGGATTATCGGTTTGTAATTGCCAATATTTCCTTCGATGTCAAAGAGCCTGCCATAGATCAATTCATCGTCAAAGTTGTTCGATCCTCCGGAAGTGAATGCTTCTTCAACAGTCAGCGGGTAATTTTGGTTATGTTCCTTGAGTTTCTTCTTGTTGGGCAACTTGGCATACTCAACACGCTTTGCAAGGATATATTTCTCTGCCGTTTCAATATCTTCACATCCGAGTCGCTGCCAAGGCTTGAGATGACGAAGGTTGGGGATGGCATCAATTTTCTTTCCGCTGTCAGGATCCTTATGCTCTTCTCTTGTCCGGTTGCCAAAAAAAGGAAAATACAATCTCGTCCCGGGAACCCAGAACCTTTCGAGTCCATAAGTCTCAGCTGCATCCCAGAAATCCTTGAAGTCCTTTGATGTGCTGAGAATATTCCCGCCAGTACCATATATATAGAATGTACCTTCCATTATGGATCCGAATTCAAGAGCTGGCTTTATTGATTCAAATGCTTCGCCCAGGAGTTTGAACTGACCTGACTCCTCAAAGATCACATCATGGAAATATTCTCCTTCCAGTTTCTTTGGGTCATCATACATAGTCTCAAAGGAGAGCCGGCCACCATAACCATCCTGCACAAATCCACCGATGGGATCCTTTCTCTCGTATCCAATCTGATGCATCTTCTCATTGTCCTTGAGAAGATTCAGCCTGAGTTCATCATGGAACTTAGCCTGGGCAGATTCAAATTTCTTACGCAGACCTACTTGGTAGGTGTCCAGACCTGCCGCAATAGCTCCTCTGTAACCTTCGGTAAACCGTAGTCCATGGCTGAGAATATTCTGAGCCTTCTCAGATAATCCCTTTCTTCTGGCTTTGGGAGATACGATTCCGGTTTTTTGGTTTTCTTTGACATAATCAACGAGTTTATAATATTCAAGATCCAGATCAACATACATCGGATACATGGGCCCTTTGAGTCCCTGGAGTACAACAAAGTTCAGATAAAAATAATACCGGCCAGGAATATGCATCCCGCCGGTATCGTAGCCGTTTATACAACGGTCAAACTGTTCGTCCCAAAAATCAGTGTATCCTGTCGTACCTATGATCTTGGGATTGGTCTTGCCATCAGCATAGATAGGTATATTCCCAGCAACCGGATTGGGCTTGAAGTTCTTCTTTTTGACTATTGGAACGTATGGTTGCTGCCAGCCCATTATTCATGACTTTGGTACTCTCTGTATGCTTTCTGGTTTTTCTGCCAGATCTCAACGTAGGACAATTTCTTCTGGCCTTTTAATTCTATTTCCTCTCCTTCTTCAATATCAAGTTCATGGTTGATACTTGTTATCCGATCCTGCATGAAACTGATCGACTGATCAATTTCCTTCATGCGGGTGAATGTGATTTCCGGCTGGATGACTTCTTTCTGCAAAGCAGTTACCTTCTGTGTAAAGACATCAATTGTTTCTCGTCTAATATCGAAGACAAGCGATTTATATGCTTCCATCTTGATTCGGAGGCTGTCAGGCTCCGTAATCTTCTTCGAGTCTCCATACACCTGACGCCTTGCAAGGAGTTTTCGTTCATCTGGTGGTTTTTTACGGAAGGGACCATCAACATAGTCCACGACCAAAATTATATATCTGAGCTGTTGCTGAGTGACATTCGCCAGTTCCGGAACAAGTTTTACAGCTTCCCGGTTTAGAATGACCTCAAAATTCTTATCTACTTTGAATACTGACATTACCAGTCATTATCATTACCAGTTGGAACAAAAGTATTATGTGACCCAGCAGGGAAAGCCGGACCTTCTTTCGGAAGTTCTTTCAGTTCCTTGCTCAAATTTAAGACTTTCTCAGCTTCCAGTGCCATGAATGGTACCGGGATCTTATGGACTATCATCTTCAGATCTACATACAGGATCCCAAGTCTGCCCACTCGTATTCCCCAGGAGTGCATAGCCATGAATGCATAACAACTGAGCTGAAGTGCATACCGATTGTAATTGCAGTCTTCAAGATGGGCCAGAGGAGACATGAAGTATCGATTGTAATGCTTGGTAGGATCTTTCTTCCTATTCATGCTGTCATACTGAATCCCTTTGGCTTCATTAGTTTTATAATCCCAGAAGTCATATACAGAATTATGAGTTTTCTGCCGCTGGATAGCCAGGTCAGTGAGTCCTGCAGTTTGATGTTCTATCGAATAGAGTAGAGCTTCGGGATATGTTCGGTAGCCTTCTTTTACCAGAGGAGCTATCTGCTGAACTACTTCCTGGAGCTTGGGGCTATACTTGCCTTTGACTACATAGGATTCAAGGTTATCGTGAATGAAATTTCCCCGATCCTCAGCACTCTTGCGTTTCACTTCCCACTCCTCAAGGGTACGCATCTGAATCACATTAGGATCCTCTCCGGTTTTGTTGGCTTCACTCTTAGCCATATAACCGGATATTTTCTTGCTGTCGAAAGGCTCTGTAATTGAGTTGAGAAGCCGAGTCACACTTTTAAGCTGGGTATCACCATCCCAATAAGTATGTGACTCGGGTTCAAATTTGATCCGATTGTCTTGATTAAATATAGGGCCACCCATTACCAGTCATCTTCTTTCTGGGTATTGTTCTGATTTTCATCTTCTACAATTCCCATATTTTCGGAATGCTCCAGGCCACTCATATCACCCTGGCTTTCATTTGCTGCACCTTCCTCAGCCTTGGTAGCTACATTGCCACTCACATCTGCTGGAATATTTGCAGCAGGTTTACCAAATGGTTCTTTGGCTTTTGCCGTTTGCTTGGTAGGATCTATCGGAGTTCCTTCAGCAGATCCTACAAAAGAACCTTCCTGTTCACCTTTATTTCCTTCAACATGAGCCTTGATGTCTTTATTCTTTTGATCCTGAGTGACAGTTTTTTCTTCCTTGACTGTTTCGGCTTCCGGTTTATCCTTGCTGTCAATACTACCAGTGCCTGTATTGAGTTCAGCCTTTTCGTCTTGTTTTATGCCTTTCATAACAAAGTAATCATCATCAATGAATCTTTTCATTGCCTCTTCGATCAGTTCATCCGCGGTCATGGTTTTTGCTTCTTCCGGAAGGAGTCGTTTAGCCTGATCGATACTGATTTCATGGGAACTGAAGTATTCACTTATACCTTCTGCAATATCATGAAGTACAGCCAGGCAATCTGCGTAGAATCCAATATCATCACTTTCAGTAATCGTTGCTGTAGTAATTCCAACTTTCTTCCCTTCTACGGATTCAACGGTTCCGGTAATAAGAAATCCGTCTTTTTCGATCCTGGCGCCAGTAACAAGCGTTTTACTCCAGATATCTTTAACCGTCATGTGTGCAGGCTTTGGAGATTCTGACGGGACAGGTAAGAGTTTCTTATTCACATCATCATAAAAATTTGAATAAGGAGAGATCCAGTGACCGGTGAGATTGAGATAGTAATACTTTAGTCGTTGGATAAGATCGGTGAGTTCATCGGAAATAGGCATCTTTCTGGTTCTTTGAACATGATCAGAAACCTTCCATTTTCCGGTATTGATTGTTTCAGTAGCATCTACTGTAATGCCGTCACGACCATTGCTGATCAGTTTAAATTTCAAGATTTTCATAAGAATAAAATATTTATGTATAACAAAATGTTACTCAAAAGTAAAAAAATTCCCGGTAAACTACACTAAGCCTACCGGGAACCGTTAATGTCTTTGCATCTTCCCGCCACTGTCACTCGCACCGCCTGCTTTTAGGTTCTTAATCTGAGCTTTCAGGTTTGTGATGTGAACATCTTTCTTCCTGACGATCTCATTCAGTTCTTCGACCTGATCTTGGACCACACCGAGTTCTGTCTCCAGTTTCTCTACAGTGGGATCGTTGTCAGCAGATCCGTCGCCTTCATTGACACCATCACCTGCATTTTCAGTATTCTCGGCTCCGGTTCCACCGTCACCAGCTTCACCTTCACCAGTTCCACCATCACCCTGACCTTCGCCAGCAGCTCCAGTTCCTTCACCCTGACCTTCACCCTGGTCAGCAGCTTCTGTGTTCTTAGATTCATCTTCCATTTGTACAAATTTAAAGTTTAAGAATTATTGATCAACAAGACTAATTTATGAAATTTCTATGAGTGCATCAGATAATGATCCGGATATTGTTGATTCATTTAGATTCCTTTGCCCATGCTTCTGTGATTCTAAGGAGTAAACAATCTCCCTGATTGACCGGACCCTTTCCATACAGCTCTTGATGTAAGTATCAACTTCACTGGAATTATTGCTTCGATAGTAACCAGATGAATTTGCGAGCAGGTTCGTAAGGATCCCTTTGACCCGGAGTTCATGTATGACCTTTCGGATACGGGGGCCTGATGTTTTCGTCGGGCACCTGGCAACGAGACTTTTATTCGAGATCGCTGCCGATTTACCGAACCGGCCTTCCAGTTCCGAAACGACAAATGGCAGTATATACTCGATCTCATAATCGGTCAGCTCGAAGGTAATATGTTCGAAATTAGTTATCATTTCTTAAATGAATGTAAACTAAATATCCAAGGCGATTTTACTTCTATTGTATTTCGTTCATGATCGATTTCAAGTGGAAATTCAATTTCAGTAAGGTCACTCCCCCACTGAGGATCCTGGAAGATACTATAAAAGGAATGATAAATATCTGCCAAACTTACATGGATCCCAGGAGCTGTAATCCGGAGTTTAAGCTCATACCTCAACAAAGAGACATGAGCTGTATATCCAGGTTTTTCCAACGAGTAGCCAGCTACCTTTATTCCCATCAGTCATCGTCTTTTAACGTTTCTTTTTCCCAGAGAGTTTCCCGGGTAACGGCTTCGATCAGTGTGACAAATCTGCGTCTCTCCAATGGTTCTTTTTCATTAAACTCTTCATAGCACTGAAGAATCTTGGCTACATAAGTAATTCCATCATATTTGTCAAGACCCTGTTTGGTAAAGCCTTCCTGCATTGTTTCATTGCCACATACCCATGTGACAATAAAATCTTTTAGATAATTCGTTTCTGTTTCCATCACTCTACAATAAACCAATCGTCCGAAAGCATATCTGTCTGTGAGGCCAGCCAGCCAGTAAGAACTGCTTTGCGCCCCTGAGCATTGACTGTCCACATCCGGATCGTAGCTAAAGCCTCAAAAGTATCTCCAGAAACCTGATCAACAACAGATGCTAAAGCACCGTCATGAATAGCTGATTTCGGAATAGTACCTGCAGTCAAGAGAAACAAGAACATATCCTTGCCGTTCCAACCAGCCCGAGCAACCTTCTTGCCCATCTTCAGGGCTTCAATAGCCAGTCCAAAGTTCAACCCGTCTGTCGGACGGTAGGCATTAATGAATACCTCTACAGGTGTCCAGCTGATATATCCTTTGTGACGATCATCATTTGGCTTACCGCCATCAAGGTACTCAACCAGAAACCCTTTGTCAAGACCATTTTCATCATCAGGTAACGGCCAATTTCTGTAATCACAATAGTCCTGCCGGGTCATTTCCCGGGCATCAATCAGTTTTACTCCAATGTGTCTTTTCATAATAATATTAAATTTAGATTTAAAAAAAGATTTATCATTCGGTTGTACCGGATATGTCGTGTGCGGAGTCATCATCCAGTTTTATATGGCTCTTTATTGCGCTCCTCAATTTCCTGCAATGTCTGATCTATGGTTTCCGGCTCAGGCTCTTCTTTCTCCTCACCGGTTCCCAGTGCAGGGAAGAACGGTGAATCCTTTCTTCCTGCAAGTTTCAAAAACTCGAGTTCTACCTTGCCCAAATTAATAATGGTCTGAGCCGTCGAAGCTATCTGCTTGGCCTTGGCTACATCAATTGTTCCTTCTTTAAGATCCTGAATCGACTGATACAGGGTTTTTCTCAGATCCTTTGCTGTTGACATCCCTAATGGTTTTTCGGAGTTCTTTAACTAATATTTCAATTTGCTGGCTAATGTCCTTCTTTAGAAATCTCGGACAGATAAGCTCGTCAAGTTTATGTAGATTCCAGCTGTGAAGATCATATGCCTTTGTCCTGATCTTCGCATTGAACCCGGTTCTGATTATGCGGTCATACGATTGGAACCGGCTATAAAGAAACTTGTCCGTATTTTCTATAATATCAATTACCGGGATAGCATGGATGGTATGAGAAGGCTTTGTCGTACAAGTCTCCCAGAAATGTTTGGTGCCACGATGATGCCAAGCATAACCTTCCTGGATATATGGATATTCCATGCCCTCACTTATCAAAGCCATGTTGAGTATCTCATGCAACCCACCACGCGGAAGCATATAGTTAAACCATCCACGGCAGCACTCCACCTGATAGAATTCAAAGTTATACAAGAACATTATCTCTTTCTGGTAACACTTACATCCCCGGGAATCCTCAGTGACCTCTTCGGGAGTATCAAGCTTAATACAGTGATTCAGTCTTATCATCTTTTTTTTTAGGAGCCAGCTCCGGACTCGAACCGGAGATACCCAGCTTGCTACACCAGCGGAGAACCGGGATCTCCGCCCCATGGTGCATTAATCCTTTACATTCCCCGGCATTTCCGTTATGCTACCGGCCAGCTCCGTAGAGCCTATATTTTTATTTCGATCCGGATCTTTGCCATCATAAGGATCCGTCCCTTTGCGAATCATATTCTGCTTATCAACTTCCTCATTCTCTTTATGCAACCGAGCAATTATTTCAGCCAGCCCTCTGATAGTTTTACGCTTCCTATCATTGAGACTCCAAAGAGCTCCAGTCAGAGCCATGAAAAATACTGCAACAAAAAACCATCCTCCCATATCAATTCATATTAGTTAAAAATGGACAAAACCCAGTAGAAGGTTGCCAACACTGACATACCAACTTATCCGGAACATCATCACAGTCCTCATCAAAATCAGTGCAAA